TATAATGTTTGTTGATGAAACAAGTAGGAGACTAACTTTGGGATACGATAAACCTGACGCACCAGTTATATCTTGGAAAGGGTTATCGTCTAGAATATTAACAATAGGTAACAACAGATTTAACAAACAACCTTCTACTTACACGTGGAACGGAAGTGGTTATGATTCTGTATTTGGTTTAGCTGCTATTCAAGCATTAACAAAAATAGATGGTGTAACATCTTTTAATTTTGAACAGGGAAGTGTGATAGTTTAAAACTTCAACTTCTTAACTTCCTCAGAAATCACCTCGCTTTTTGCTGACGTATAATGTGCCGTCATGCTGACCGTAGAGTGACCAAGTATCTGCTTGCGTATTTCATTGCTCACGCCTGCCTCGTACAGCAATTGATTGTAAGTGTACCTTGCCACATGAGTACTTAGTTTCTTGTCTATCCCACACAGGTCTGCAATGACTTTTAAGTAAGTATTCATCTTTGCATTACTCTTCACAGGCAGGATTGAATCTGGGTGATGTGCCCTACGGTGTTGGTCTGTTCTATACTTCTCTATAATTTCTATTGCTTGCTCATTAACTGGAATCACAAAGTCCTGAGCAGACTTTTGCCTCTTCTTGGCAACATACACATTTTCTTTTGAATCTTTTTGCAAGTCCTCCCATTTCAGATTCTTCACATCTACATATGCTAAACCCGTGAAGCATTGAAACAAGAATATATCTGCAATTCTCCTTAAACTCTGATTTTGAAAGTCAGTATCCCTTATCTTATGTATCTCATCAAGTATTAGTACGTCTTTTCTTATAATATCCTTTTGATTAACAGTAATATTGCCAATATTAGGTATCCTGCTCATCCAACCCAAGCTGTGGGCTATCTTCACGGCACGTATATAATAGCTGAACATCTTTTTAATGTATGTACTCTTCCATCCTCTTGTCTCGCTTGCCCAACTTTCAAACTTCATAGAAAGATCGTGATGCTTCTCCATATCTCTTACAAGCATATTCTCAGAAGCATAAGTCCTCTTTGAAAAAGAAGAGAATGCCTCTTTAAATCTTTTCACCTTGATTACCACCTCATTTTTTCCTTCTGATTGTGCTTTATTTAGCATCAAGTCAAGCACCTCATTGATAGTCTTATGCTTATCAGTGCCAAGCATTTCGCCTTTGACTTGCTTTGCAGTAATATTCTCATACATGTCAGCAAGTCTATTATAAGCCATTCTTATTTTTCGCTCAAGCTGATATAGAGTATCATTATACTCTTTCACTAATATTTTATCCTTAGAGCTGACTTTACTATTGGGTATAACTTTTTTAGCATCAACATTCCACCAATCACTAGGGATTTTTACACCTGTGCTTATATCTACCTTCGTTTTGTTGATTGTTACCCTGCAATAGATAGGGCTACCCTTTTTACTAGCCTCTGCATTTTTGATTAAAAACAACATTTTAAGCATAAAAACTGTATATTTGTATAGTATGAAAGTGGTATGTATTTTTTTTATGATAGGAAACATACCACTTAACGCACTAGAATATTAATAAAAGGTTTAAAAATATTTTTTAGCTATTTGCTAAAAGTGCTTAAAAATACTAATTAAATGGCAAAAAAATAAACCCTTTAAAAATTAATTTAAAGGGTTTAAAATAATTGCAGAGGTGGAGGGATTCGAACCATTAAACTCATAATATTGATAATTAGCAACTTAAATAATTTGAATAAATAAACATACCACTTTACATACCATTTTAAAAATGATATTAAAATCAAGAATCAAAAAATTAGACCAAGTTAATTGGTCTAAAATGAAATTTATCCAAGATGATACCTTTAAAATATCGTCTGATGAAGAGTACGAGAAAGTAGCAAGAAGTATTTTAAATAATGATTGGGTCGCACCATTTTATGTTTGGGAAGATGAAGATGGAACGGTCTGGTGCTTGGATGGTAAAAGAAGAGAAACTGTCCTTAGTAAAATTAAAGAAGAAGGTGGCGTAAAAGTAGATGGCGAATTCAAATCCTTTGAAGTGCCTGATGAATTACCTGCTTTGTATATTGATGCACCAGACAAGAAGTCAGCGTCTAAGTTGGTTCTTCAGTATTCCTCCCAATTCGGTACAATTACAAGAGAAGGCTTATTCAATTTTTTACAGGCTTATGATTTAGATTTTAATGATATAAGACTTGAAATTAGTTTGCCAGAGTTTTCAATGCCTCGTTTTGAACAGCAGTTTGATTTATATGGACTCGGTAATGATGGAGATGACAATACTTATGTAGATGATGCCGTATTGTTAGATGATGATATCGCTCCTATTGTGAAGCTTGGCGATTTCTTTCAACTGGGTGAACATAGAATCTTGTGTGGCTCTTGCTTAGAAGATGAAGTGATAGCAACTTTGATGCAGGGAGAAAAAGCAAGAATCCTTTGTACTGACCCACCTTATAATATCCCTTACAAATCTTATGGTGGCAAGGGTAAAACCCAACATACAGATTTTAAGATGGCAACAGGGGAAATGTCAGACGAGGACTTTGTGGCTTTCATTGCACATGTAATGCGTATGGCTTGTGAGAACTCCGTAGATGGGGCAATACATGGCTTATTTATGGATTTTCGCCACTCTTGGCATATGGGAGAAGCAGCACGACAAGTCTATGGCTCACCAGAGCCAAAGCAGATATGTGTCTGGGCAAAGAAAACTTTTGCCAACGGTGCTTTCTATCGCTCACAACACGAGTTCTGTTACTTTTATAAGCACGGTAAGGCAAAGCACTTATCACACTTAGAACTAGTAGATAGAATACGAACAAACGTTTGGTCTTATGATGGCATAAATTCATTCAATAGTCCAGATAGAGAGTTAAGTGGCATAGGTGCATTGTCAGATCATCCAACACCAAAGAATAGTGAAATGGTTGCTGACTGGATACTTGACCTGACCAATCAAGGCGATATCGTACTTGAACCATTTTCGGGGTCTGGAACTACTTTGATTGCAGGCGAGAGAACAAAAAGGAAGGTATATGCTACTGAACTAGAGCCAAGATATGTGCAATCTACCATCATAAGATATATCAATCATTGTAACAAAGTAGGGCAATTACCACAAATCAATCATTTAAATGGTGAATTGACTCTTGCTGACTTTCAACAACTTATAAACTAAAACAAAAAATGGCTACAAAGAAAGAAGGGGTCGGTAGACCACTAGGCTCAACAGCAGTTACTCGAAAACGCCCAAGCGATGAAGTGTTGATTAAACTAATCACTGCAAAACACGGCAATAAATCAGAGATAGCAAGGGCTATTGGTGTTGCAAGAGGAACCGTACAGGGATGGATTAGAAAAAATAAAAAATTAGCGAAAGCTGTGGAGGATATAAAAGAGTCTATGATAGACTTCACCGAATCACAGATGATGCTTCTTATACAAGGTATCCCAAAATATAAAATGGATGAGAAAGGGGAGAGAAAAATAGTAGGATGGGTTGAAAAACCAGACCCATCACTTATTAAATACCATCTCGGAACGCTCGCCAAAGATAGAGGGTATGTAACCAAGGAAGAAAAAGAGGTTAAGATGGAGGGTACTATCATTATTGATTTTTCTGAGGATTAGTGTAAGTGCATGAAAATTCATATAAAAAAACCTAACTTAACAGAATATCAAAAGGCAATTGTCTATTCTCCTTTTAGATTCACGATTACACTTGCATCCACCAAGTCAGGGAAGACGTTCTCCCATATTTGGTGGCTTTTTGAAGAAGCACATCAAAGTCATTATCCCAAAGGAGCGAACTTCTGGTGGGTCGCTCCTGTATATAATCAGGCAAAAATCGCATTTGATAGGATGCGAATGAAAGTTGCCAAATACGGAAGTCTATACAAAGTCAATCTATCAGAACTCTCTATTCAAACGCCTATTGGTTCAATTATCAGATTTAAAACAGCAGAAAAACCAGACAACTTATATGGTGAAGATGTCTATGGGTGTGTTTTTGATGAGTTTACTCGTGCCAAGATAGACGCTTGGTTTGCGATTCGCACTACCCTTACTGCAACAAGGGGGAAATGTAAATTAATTGGTAACTTCAAAGGACTTGCCAACTGGGGATACAAAATGGTCAAGCAAACTCTTAAGGATATTGAACTTGGAAAAAAAACGGAGTTTGAATTTCATAAGATTACTGCTTGGGATGCTGTGAATGCTGGAGTACTTGACAGAGAAGAAGTAGAAGAAGCACAAAAGCAACTCCCTCCTGCTATGTTTGCTGAGTTGTATCTTGCAGAAGCTGTGGATAGTCCAGACCAATTAATCACCAACAAAGCTGTTGAAAATTTCTTTACCAATGATTTTGTAAAGAAAACAGGTGTAAAATATATTACAGCAGATATTGCTTTCTATGGCTCTGATAAGTTTGTGGTCGGGGTATGGGATGGTTTGGTTTTAATTGATATGCTAGTGATGGATAAATCGTCCTCAATTGAGGTAGAGCAGTCTATCCTTGACCTACGCATCAAACATCAAGTTCCCTTTTCAAATATTATATACGATGCCGATGGACTTGGTAGCTTTCTAAAAGGAAGGCTTAATAATGCCATCCCGTTTATAAACAACTCCACTCCACTCCCTGTCGCTGATGGGGAACGCAAAGAAGAATATGCCAATCTAAAAAGCCAGTGCTACTTTTTACTTTCAAGAAAAATGAATGCCAATGAGATGTATTGTGAGGTAAAGCTAAAAGAAGAGCAAGAAGAAGAAATGGTGCAAGAATTACAAGCAGTAAGAAACAACGCTCTTGGCAGGGATACCAAGCTTGCAGTAATTCCAAAAGATAAAGTTAAAGAATTGATTGGTCGCTCCCCTGACTTCTCAGATATGCTAATGATGCGAATGTATGCAGAGATAGCACCACCTGTGGCATATCCTACTTGGTAATATTCCCATTTAAACTAAAAAACCCTCACCGATAGTCCTTATTTGACTATTAGTGAGGGTTTTTATCCTGCTTTCAACTGGAAGTT